GAAGAACTATCGGATTCTGAAGCCTTTTACTTATCGGAAAAATATGACAGAGAAAGAGAAGAAAGAAGATTTAATAACTAATCTTAAAAAATATTCTATTGGTTTTCCTTGTCAATATAAAATAGAAAACCATTATACAAAAGCAAGTCATAGGATTTTTCTAGCAACAGAATTTGGAATTATTACTCTATTTTGGTTTGAAGATACTAATAAACTAATAGTAAAAGGAAAAAAATTCCTTGACAAAATTCAATCAGATGTTATAATAAGGAAAATGTTATGAGTATGCCGGATGTTTTTATGTTTGCTGTAAACAACAAGAATTATTGTAAAATTATAGCTATTGTAGCTATGAGTGAAGAAGAGGCTTTTAAAGAAGTTGAAGATGAATATTCTACTTGTTATATTGAATTATTAGAGAATATTTCTATTCAACATCTAGGTGTAATGAAAGAAATTTATAGGATTGATAGATAAAATGAATAAAATATTTAAATATAATCTTATGATTGGTGGTGTAGGACAAGATCAATATTTTTACGCTAATTGCCCAAAAGGTAAAGTAATTCGTACTGATTATGTTGATGATGGTTTCTATAAGGGTAATTTTGTATGGATGATTGTTGATCCAGAAGATAAAGATATTTGTTCTAGACGTATTGAGTGGATTAACGGAGTACCAACAAAAACTGGAAATAATATTCAAATAGCGGTTCTTGAGAAACAATTTATATTACTTCCTGTTGGTTGTACTATTAATAATGTTTATGATGCCGAGGGAATGTTTTGGCTAGATTACACTCTACCAAAAGCAGATTATGGCCTACAAAGAGTTTGTATTAAAGGTTATAAAACTGGTCAAGATATACTTGACAATATTGATGATCTAGAGTATATTGGGTTCTGTAAGCTGTGGATTCTTCAGGAATTAGGGGTTTACTTTTTTAGAATTAAATAAATATTCTTTTGCTTCTTCTAATGTTTTAAATCTTTTATTAGGTATTCCTTTTAATTGAACAACCCATCTTTTTCTTTGTTCTGAATAACTAATTCCTACCGTTTTACAATTTGTTTTTTTGTTTTTATGAATCCTTGAACCTTTTAGTATTTTAATTGGGGTTATTTCATTATTTAAATATTTTTCATATAATTCTGGAAAATTTAATTTGTTTTTATAATTATTAGCTATATCAAAAATGTCTCTAGCTTGTGCTGCTTCATCTTCGGTATAATATGTTCCCAAATATTTAGTAATATTATTATGTGTTACACTAGCAATCCAACTATTACTGCTTTTAGATACTCCATGAAATTTTGATGATCCTTTTAGTTTTCTTCCGCGATTATTTTTACCATTTTTAGATCTAATTTTTTTACCAATATCACTACTAGCATATAGTTTTATATTATTTTTACTATTATTAGATAATGGTATTTTATTAGCAATAGATTCCTTATTATATGAAAGTTTTTGCTTTTTATATAATAATATTTGTTCGGTTTCCTTAGAATTTAATTCTTCTTGTGAATAACATTCAAGAATAATTTCAAAAGAAAAGTTTTTAATTCCATATTTTTTAATAGCTTGTGCTATAATAGATTTTTTAGGATTATTTTTAGAATCATTAATATGTTGGTTAAACCTTTTTCGCGGTTTGGTTGTTGTTTGTCCAATATATACCTTTTTATTAATAAGATTAGTTATTTTATAAATTACGCCATACATAATATACTCCTTAAAGTAAATAATAAATACCTATATATAAATACTCTTTTTTGGCTTTTGTTAAATATGGATAAGAAAAAGGTAAAATAATGAAAAAAGCTTGGCTTGAAAAAGCAATACTTGATTTTAAAAATTCTAGTCAAGGTGTTGCTGAATATATGGAGTTATTCTATGTTTTTCATAAATGTATGAAACCTGGCGATGGTTTAATTTGGGCAGAAGTTGAAAGTATTTTAGATAAAGCAATTAATGATGTACGGTAAACTTCCAGAAGTTATTGATATTATTGATATTAATGTAGAAGAAATGTTTTCTTATACATATTTGCCTATTAAGCTAAAATATGGAAAGATTACTGTTGAGAAAAGACTTCATCCTTTTTTAGAGCTAATTTATGCTTGTGAAGAAGATTTTCTTAAGGATCATGGCTGGTCTTATTATGATAATCATTATATTTATTTAACCGCTAAAAATCTTTATCAAAAAGAAAGTCGTGGATTTAATAGAAGAGGTTGGCATAGTGATTCTTATAAGGATAACGATACTATTTATCTTTGGTCAAATGTTCAACCAACAGTTTTTAATAGTACTAAATTAACTTTATCAAAAGATGATGAATTAGCATTAAAAGAAATTGAAAACAAAATTGATGAAAAAAACAATATAACTTATCCAGATAATTCTTTAATTAAACTAGATCAATTTTGTATACACAGGGTTGGAGAAATTATTCCTGGAATTAGATGTTTTTTAAAATTAGTCTTTAGTAAAAATAAATTTAATTTAATAGGAAATTCACATAATTATTTACTAGATTATAAATGGAAAATGTATCCACGACAAGAAAGAAGAAACGTTCCTTCTATTATTGATTAGTTTTATATTCTAATTCGGCATGTTTTTCAGCTTCTTCTTTAGTCTTAAAACATTTAAATTTATATCCTTTACGATCAAAACACCATCGTTTTCTAATATTAGAATATGATACTCCAACAATTTTGCTATCTGATTTTTTATCTTTCTGAATACGATCATGAAGTTTTGATCTAATGGGATTAATTTCCCCGTTAAGATATTTTTCTTTTAATTCTGGAAAATTTAATATTGAATATTCATTAAAATTATTTAATTCAAATATATCTTTAGCATATGCAGCATCAATTTCAGAATCATATACTCCTAGATATACATGTTTATTATTATGTTTTGTTGAGCAACACCATTTATTACCACGTTTAGAAACACCAATATATATAGAAGAATTATTTTTTAGTTTTGTGTTTTTAGTTTTTTTACCATTATTAGAAGATATATCTAAATATTTTTTAGTTCTTTTAATTTTACTTAATTTTTCCTTAGTTTGATTAGAGTGTTTCCATTTACCATCTATTATATCGTTAAGATTATATCCTAAAGATAGATTATTTGAATTATATTTTTTAATATAGAAGCCTTCCTTTTGATTTAATTGTTCTTGAGAAAAGCAATATTCTATTATTTCAAAACTAAAATTAGACTTTCCATATTTATTTATTGCTCTTGAAATAATCATTTTATTATTTGATTTAGAAAAATATACATGAGAATAAAATCTTTTTATAGGCGGCTTTGTTTTTGTTTGTCCTATATAGATTTTATTATTAATTTTGTTAGTTAGTTTGTAAATTACTCCATAGTAATCATTATTCATAATCGCTCCAAGATTGAGTTTGTTGGTTGTCTATTAATAAATACTCTTTTTTAGTAAAAAAGATTGACAATATTTATTTATTAGATTATAATTGGGAAATGCGTGATAGAAAAATCGAAAGAAATATTCCACAAAAGTTAGGAAGATAATGTTAATTACACGAACTTCAATGTTTACTGGAAAAGTACATACTTGTAATATTAATTGTACTCAAGAAGAATATATGTCTTACTATAATGGTAAATTGTTACAAGAAGCTTTTCCTAATCTTTCGGCAGATGAACGAGAGTTTATTAAAACTGGTGTAACAAAAGAAGAATGGGATGAAACTTTTGGAGCAGACGAATAGTGTATAATACGGATATTAAAAAGTGTGACTATAAAAATTGTGAAAATCACAGATGGCCAAAACATGGTCCAGCGGGTGATTTTAGAAGTTTTGGTAGTACTCAATTTGAAGTATGTAATAACTGCTTAGCTGTTCGTATACATTTTGCCATACTAACAGAAATTAATAATGAGTGGATAATAGTTGAGGAAAGTAAAGTTGTAGAACCTTCATTTGAACAATGTTCAACGAAAGAATAATATGAAAAAAGTTTATTTTACAGTTGGTATTCCTGGTAGTGGTAAGACAACCTTAGCAGAAAAAATAAAGAAAGAATGCCTACTTAATGGATTAAGTTGTGAAATTTTTACAACTGATGATTTCTTTATGAAGAATGGTGAATATGGTTGGGAGTTTAATTACCTAACGGCAGCCCATGAATGGAATTATGGTCAATTTGCTATGGCTATGTTTAACGGAATGGATGTTTTGATTGTTGGTAACTGTAATCTAAATGCTTGGACTCTTTATAAGTATGTAGATTTGGCTACTAAAAATGGTTATGAATGGGAGCTAGTAGAGCCTAAAACTAAGTGGAAGAATAATCCAGAAGAATGTGCTACTAGAAATAGTCATAATGTACCGTTAGCCACAATTGAAAGAATGCACAAAAATAGAGAGTCTATTAAAGACATTCAAAAAGATTTAGAAAAGAAGTTTGACAAATCTTAATCGTAGTGTATAATTATAGTATAAGTCACTCACCCCAAAAGGATAATTGAAATGAAAACTTTGAATCAAGCAGAATTAGTAGATCTTCTAGGTAAAGTTAAGGGAACCACGTTTGTTTCTATTGAGAGTGTTACTACTCCAAAAATTAAAGCTGGTAATCCTTTTGTTGGCCTAAAGAAGATTTCTAAGACTTCTGGTGCTATTGGGTTTAATTATGAAAACTCAGTAAATAATGCTCTTATTAAGGAAGGGCAAACCAATGATTTTAAAGCAGAAAAAAGAGCTTGGGGAGAAAGAGTTGTTGGTACTCCACTAGTTAAACATAAAGATAAGTTTTACCTAGAGGTTAAAGTCCAAAATGGAGAATCTAACTACTTTGATAATAAGGGTAGGATTCCCAATAAGGAGATTAAACCTTGGGAGTATGCTAAAAAGAGTCGTCAAGGATTAGAAAACGAAGTAATTCTTCGTGATTATGATCTAAATAATATTACTAGGATTAAAATTAATAAAAATGAGTACACTATATGCTAGGTTGTATTTGCGGCGGTTTATTAGAATCGTTTATAATTTTATGTTCAGGAATAATAATGATTGTCACTCACTTTTACTTAAAGATTCGCGGACTATGAAAATTTATTTAGTAAAATTACACAGACTAGGAACTGGTTCTAGTATTAGTTTGCATGTTGATGCTACTTCTGGAATTAAGGCTTGTAAATATGCTTTGAGGCAAGTTGGTAAAGATTGGCTTGTTGACTATTATAAGATATGCAATTGTCCGTTTGTTGCATATAAAGAACATGAGGGGATTAAAATTTGGGAAAAACAAGGTGTAATTCTTTTTCCTGGCGAATCTAAGAGTGTTAAAATTTCATCCGTTGGTTTTATTAAACAATAAGGAAAACATTATGTTCGTAGTAGTTGTTCAAGATGATAATTTAATTGTTGACAAAGTAATTAAGTGTGATACAATGGTAGAAGTACAATCTACATTAGAAGCACTAGAACCTGATATGGATTCGGAATATCTTATTGTTGGAAAAATATCTAATGTAACATTTTACAATTCCGATACTAATACTAATTATACTTACTCCTTTTTGAAATTAGAAAATGCAAACTGCTTGCTTACCGAGTAAATCTGATATTGTAAAGTGTGTTCATGGAATTTCTTCTTACTATTTTCCAATGGGAGATAGAGGAATTAAGTTTTTTAAAAACAAAGCAGAACGAGATTATTCAAAGCTAAACCAGCATCTAGCTTTTCTTGCTGGTTTAGCTCCTAAAGATTTTGAGACAATTGATTCTGACGGATATTATGGATATTATACAGAATCGGTAGAAATGTTACATAATATTTATTCAGAAAAAGAAATTACAAAAAAGTTTGGAAGAAAAATAAATGAGCTTTCTGATGAATTATATTATTCCTGTGATTTTACTGTTGATTGTAATCCTTTTAATTTTGGAATTAAAGACGGGAAAGTAGTATTGGTTGATTTTGGGTATTGTTCTTATAGTAATTATTCTTATTTTTCTATTGATTGATGATATTTTTAAATTTAATTGCCTCTTGTAATGTTTTTAAATATTTCATTCTATATTTACCTAAGATATTATCAAAGTATTTAACCCTATAACAATTTTCATGACGCCAAACCCCCTTGTATTCAGGTTTTAAATGATTATGACACAATTTTTTGTTTATGATAATTTTATTATTAATATAGTCTTCCCTTAATTTAGGAAAATTTAAAATACAATCATATCCGAATAACTCTAATGCTTTTAAATCATAAGCTTTAGCGGCATCTATTTCACTATGGTAACTGCCAAGATAAATTCGCTTATTGTTATATTTTATACCAGCAATATATGTATTTTTACGCAAGCTAACACCACAGTATTTAGATTTTGAATTTTTTCTAACTTTACCGCGAGACCTTTTACCTATTTCAGAAGAGGTTTTTAATCTCTCTGGCTTATTTCTAGCTATTTTCATTTTTTCTTTAGTTTTTTCACTATGTCTACCTTTTCCATCTATTATTTCTTTAAGATTATATCCATTTGGAGCTAATGTTTTAAAAAGACGCATATAAAATCCTTCAGAAAAGTTTAATTGTTCTTGATTATATGCGACTGCAATTTCTTCAATTTTAAAATTTTCAATACCATATTTTTTAATAGCTCTATTAATATAAAATTTCCCATGTTTAGAATCTGTAAGATGTTTACTAAATCTTATTTTAAGAGTTCTAATGGTTTGGCCGACATATTGTTTTCCATTTATTAAATTAGTTATAAGGTAAACATAACCATGTGTTTTATTTTCCATTTGTCCCTCGTATCTGAATTTTTCTAATTTTAAGGATTGACAAAATAGATTGGCGTGCTATACTGTACTCACGAGATAAAGAAACTGAAGATTCACCTTTTTGGTAGCGTTCTACTATTTCGATTTTTTGCTGGTCTGTTAATTTCATACTGGCTCCTGTTATAAAAATTATGTTACTATATATAAATACTCTTTTTATTGGAGAAAGTTATGTTACTTGTTGGAATTGGTACAGAGTTAATGGCGAGCAAGGTTAAGTCTATTCTAAATCAAGAAGGTCAAATTCTGATTGTCTTGGAGTCCGGTATTAAATTTACACAAGAAGAAGTTGAAGATTATGTTGCCAGCCAAAGCATTTAGTGAATTTGTTAAAGAAAATACAGAATTAACCAGTGAAGAATTAGCTCATAAAATATCCAAAGTTAGTCCAGAAATGGCTACTTTTCTAGGATCATATTTTATAATAATGCAACTTCCAACTGGTTTAAATAAGGCAATTATTATGATTGTTGGTGCAACTATTGATTTTATGAGGTATAAACTTCTAGAAAGTCTAGAACCAAAGGAAAACTAATGTTTTTACTATTATTGTTATTTATAAGTAGCGGTAAAACAACTACTGTTTATTGCGACAGAGTAATATATGAGCATTATTATAATATTGAAGATCCTACAAAATTTGTTTATGATGAACTTATATTCTATGAACAAGATCCTTTGACGAAAGTTTTTCTAGTTCAAAATTGTTTTTTATTATTAGAAAATTATTTTGACAAAACTAAAAGTATTCTGTATATTTATAGAAAACAAGGTGAGTATGATACATTTATTATTCATCGTGATCAAAAAACCATAATAGTAAAGACTAAAATATTTTTAGAAGTTACAACAGTTGCTAAGAGAGATCTTGAAAGACAGAATAAAGATATTCTTCCAGAAGAAAAAAGAAGGAGTTTGTGGTGAGTTATAAAATTACTAGGTATCCAGACGGACAAATTAATCTGAAGATAGATTTAGAATCTAATACTAGTCTATATACTATTAGGGTTGCTTCGTATGAAGATTTATTTATTCTAAAAAGTCTTTCCGATGCTCATTATAATTATTATGGATATTATCCAAGCGTAAAAATTCCTTGTTTGTTTGGTCAATTATCTGATCGAAGATTTGATATTAAAGAATCTTTTGATCTTAAGAATATTTGTGAATTTATTAATTCTTGTAACTTTATTAGCGTGGGAGTATTAGATCCTCATTCTGATGTTTCAGGGGCGTTAATTAATAGATTTTATAAAATAGAACCAAACAACCATATTTATAATGCTATTACTGATATTATTGGTAATGAAGAAAGAAGTCAAGTAACATTAGTTAGTCCTGATGCTGGAGCTTATAAAAAAGTATTTAAGCTTGCTGAAGAATGGAATCACGAATTAGTTGCTGCTAATAAGTTTAGGGATCGAGAAGGACAAGTTACTCTTAATATTCTTGGTGATGTTAAAGGTAAAAATTGTCTTATAGTAGACGATCAATTAATTGGTGGGTATACATTTGTTAAGTTAGCCGAGAAGTTAAGAGAGCAGGGTGCTAATAGGGTATTCTTATATGTTTCTCACGGATATTTCTTTAAGGGATTTGATCTTGGTTTAGATCATATTTATTGTACTAATTCAGTAAAAGATATTGAAGATTCAACCGTAACACAGTTTAAGGTGGTTTGATAAGTATTTAATTTGGTAATTTTCTACCCTTTTTTAAATTTTCTTCTTTCCATAATGGTTGAGTATTAGTATAATGAAAACATTTTTTCTGTTCGTCTTGATTAAGTAAATTAAAGTTATTACATGGAATAATATGGTCTATATGCCATTTAGGACCATAATTTTCCCAAGTCATTCCTGGCTTAAATTTAGATTCTAAATATTTTTTATATTCTTCTCCAGTGCAACCTAAAAGTTCTTCAGAAGATATTGATTTATAACCGTTAGCCACGACATGATGTATTCTACGTCTTAAATTTTTCTTAATTTTATATATTGGGTTATTTTTATTTCTTAATTCATATTCCCTTTTTGCTTTTTTAAACATTTCTTTATTATTTTTACGATATTCAATATCATATAAAGCTTTTTCTTTTTTATGTTTTTTACCGTATTCTATTTTTTCTAATCTCATTTTTTCTATATTTTTTTGATAATATTCTTGACGAGTTTTTTTAAATTTTTCTCTATTCCTTTCTCTCCATTTTTTTGCCTGATCATTACAACAGACTTTACATATACTACCATAACCAGATTTAATCGCTTTATTGTTATGAAAATTGATTAATTCTTTTTCTATTCCACATTTTGTACATTTTTTGCTTGACATTTACTATAACCTGTCTATAATATAGGTAACATTCGGTATCTTACTATTAATAAATACTCTTTTTATGGAAAACTTATGAACCCACTATTAATTGTTGACGATTACAAAATTAGCCATGACTCTTTTATGATTCCTGGAACAACAAAAATTTATAGTAATCTTACGCCAAGAGGATCTAGAGATAAGGATATTACAGAGGTTATATTTTTTGGCTTACAGTATTTTATTAAAGAATATCTTATTAAACAATTTCAAGAAGAGTTTTTTAATAAAGATATTAATGAAATAGTAAAAGAAATGAAGGAAGTTTGTTTTATTAACGAGTCTCATATTAGAGAATTACATAGTTTGGGATATTTGCCAATTGAAATTAAAGCTCTAAATGAAGGAATGAGGGTTCCGTTAAGAGTTCCGGTTTTAACAATACAAAATACTATACCAGAATTTTATTGGTTAACTAATTATTTAGAAACATTAATGTCTAATAGTTTATGGCTAACAACTACTGTTGCTACAATATCAGATAAATTTAAAAGATTATGTACCAAATATTGGTTAGAGACTACTAATGATGCAAGTTTTGTAGAATGGCAAATACATAATTTTTCTTTGCGTGGTATGTCAAGTCCAGAATCGGGATTAACCTCTGGAATGGCTCAATTAACAAGTTTTAATTCAACTGATACTGTTAGTGCTAGACATGGTATTATTAAATATTATAATGATAAGGTTCCACTATTAAAAATATTGGCTAGCGAGCACGCCTGCATGAGTTCTGGAACAGCTATTCTCGGTTCAGAATTAGAATATTATAGATATATTATTAATAAGCATAATACCGGAATATTAGCTTTAGTTTCTGATACATATGACTATTGGAACGTTTTAACTAAAATTATTCCTGATCTTAAAGAAGATATTTTAAATAGACAACCAGATGAATATGGTCTTGCTAAAGTTGTTATTAGAGGCGATAGTGGAGATCCTGTTAAAATTATTTGTGGAGATCCAGAAGCCGAAAAAGATAGTCCAGCTTACAAGGGAACTATTCAATTATTATGGGAAACATTTGGAGGGAATGTAATTAATGGATATAAAGTATTAAACGAAAGATGTGGGACTTTGTATGGTGATGGTTTAACATATGAAAGAATAGATACGATATTTAAAAATTTAAAAGAAAAGGGATTTGCTCCATGTTTAGTTCTTGGTGTGGGTTCATATTCATTTCAGCTACTTACGAGAGATCAATATAGTTTTGCTGTAAAAAATACATACACAGAACATAAAGGAATTGGTTATGAAGTATTTAAAGATCCAATTACTGATGATGGAATTAAGAAATCTCTTAAGGGTCTACTATATGTTGGTGAAAAGGACGGAGAGCTTTATGTAGAAGATCAAGTTTCTGCTGAAAAAGAAAAGACTGGCCTATTGACAACTGTATTCCTTAATGGTAAAATTACCAAGGAAACATCACTATCCGAAATTAGGAACAGATTGAATGACTAAATATTATAAAGTTGTACAAAATATTAATGGTAGATTACATTCCGCAATTCATTCTAGTATTGGACCAGAATATATTCCTGGGGAATGGGTAGAACCACTAATTGAAGGAACTCAACTAATGGTTTTTTCTGATTTAAATAGTGCTATGTGTTTTTCGGGTTCTTCAATTAATCTAATTTGGGAATGTGAAATAGAAAAGTTTAACGGAGTACCAATTTTCTTATATAATTATAATTTACTAACATTTAACGTAGAAAAATTTCTAAATAAAATTTTAAACCTTAAACGTAAACGCGAAAAGTTTTCTCATTTAACGGATTACAAAAAGGCTCCAGAGAACAGTGTTTTTTGTAAAAGGGTTAAGCTTATTAAAAGGGTTTTTTATGCTTAAAGATATAATTAATAAGAATATAGAAAACAATATTCTAGAATTTACTATTGACAATCATGGTTATGAGGATATAATAAATGCTCTATACCCATTAGATCGTGATGTTGTTTTAACCAGAACAGAAATAATATTAAAAGAACCATCTAATTGGGGTATTGGTTTTACTTTGAATAGAAGTTCTAAAACTGTTATAAGGATTAAAAATTAGAATGAAACTAATATTACAACCTAAAGGTAGTTCTCTTTGTGGACAATGTTGTGTAGCTATGCTTTTAGATATATCTCTAGAAGAGGCTATTAAACTTGTTGGTCACGACGGAGTAAGCTCTACCGAGGATCTTTTAAAATGTTTTGATCCACTTCCATATTCTAGAGCGATAAAAGATTGTATTTTTTATGGAAACTTATATAAATTAGATAGATCAATATCTAGTAGGTATATTTATTTATGTAAACATAGAAACCCAAAAAATCTTAAACAAAAACACTGGACAGTTTTTAATCAGGGTGCTATAATGGACCCATCAGGCAGACCAGAAAAAGATCTTTGGCCAACATATAGATATTGGATAGTATAATGAATAAAGTAAAAATGATTGAAGGCGATGTAAGTAGATCAGATATTAATCTTGGAGATATTTATCAAAGACCTAGCTTTGGTCAATCTGAGGATTATCCATCATATTATATTTGCTGTGTTGATTGCGAAAGCAATACTAAAAAAGCCTTATATGATATTTCTACTGGACATAGATGGGGACCGTATTCGACTTGCATCGCTTCAATTAAAGATGGAACCTTTGTAAAATTACAAAAAGGTTCTAAAATTGAAATAGAAATACAATAACAAATTTACCTGGAAAATATTATAATGCTAAATTTATCTCAAAATCATAATTTAAATTATTCGGCCCAAATAGTACAACTAGACAAGTCCATAAAACACCCTAATGCAGATAGGCTTATTGGATGGATTATTCAAGGCTGTAAGGTTTGGACTAGCTTAGATTATAAAAAAGGTGATATTTGTGTCTTTTTCCCGTTAGAGTCTCAAATTTCTACAGAATTAATTTCATATTTATCACTATTCCGTAAAGAAGAATATAATAAAGATAAAACTAGTTCTGGATTTTTTGAGCTAAAAGGCCGTGTTAAAGCAGTTAAATTGCGTAAAGAACCTTCCGAGGGATTTGTACTAAAAATTGAAGCTTTACAAGAATTTCTTAAAGATAAATTCAACGAAGAAGCCGCATACGAAGTTGGTCAATTTTTTGATTCGTATAATAATTTCCAAATTTGTAAGAAATATACATTAACTAGACGACAACAAGTTCAACAAAATAGAGATAAAAAGAAGAAGAAGGCTCTAAATTTAGTTGAAAATCAGTTTAGATTACATTATGATACTTCTAAGTTGGCAGTTCATGACTATATGTTAGAACCTAATGATATCTGTGTGATTACCAGTAAGTGGCATGGAACAAGTTTTGTATCATCAAAATTATTAGTTAATCGTAAACTTTCCCTTATGGATAAAATAGCTAAGTATTTTGGTTGCAAAATTCAAGATACAGAGTATGATTACGTTTATTCTTCCCGCAAGGTAATCAAGGCTGTTGGGGAAAAAGAAAATTCTAATGAGCATTATTATAAAGAGGATATTTGGAAACTAGTTCATAATAATATTAAAGAATATTTGCAAAATGGAATGTCTGTTTATGGAGAAATTGTAGGATACTTACCAAACGGTGGAATGATTCAAAAGGATTATGATTATGGGTGTATTCCAGGACAGTATAAAGCATTAGTGTATAGAATTACCACAACAAATACTAACGGAGAAGTTTTTGAGTGGGATTGGGCTTCTATTAAAAACTGGTGTATCCAAAACGGAATAGAACATGTTCCAGAATATTACTATGGGCCAGTTAATTTTACTTTGGAAGAACTAAAAGAAAGATATTTAGAAAAAGATTGTGAATTTTGTTTAAATAAAGTTTCAAGCGAAGGAGTGTGTTTTAGAAACGAGTCTAGAAATAAGGTTGCTTTTAAACTGAAATCTTTTAGATTTCTTAAAAAAGAAACAGAGGATCTTGATTCTGGTATTATAGACATGGAATCACAAGAATCTATCTAGAAAAGAGTATTCATATATAGTAAGAATTCTCACTATATAAAGGTACTTTAAAATGAATATCTCAAAGACGGAAATAGAAAATCTTCAAAACCAAGGCTGGAAAAATCAAGATATAGCTAAATATTTTAAAATATCAAATTCTCATTTATTTAAACTAAAAAAGATATTAGGAATACCAACAAAAAGAAAAAATTACGACTATTTAAGAAAATTTAATATAAATGATTCCTTTTTTAAATATCTAAGTCCATTAAATTGCTATTGGGCTGGTTTCATCGCTGCTGATGGATGTATTATTAATAATAAACTGATTTTAGCATTATCTACAAAAGATTTAAACCATCTAGAAAAATTTAAAAATGATACGTGTAGCAATCATAATATTGGTATATATATAAAAAAAAATAATAATCTAACTAGAATGTCTGAATATTGTAAGCTTACAATTTACTCTACTAATATAGTAAATGATTTAAATTTAAATTTTAATATTTTTAACAGAAAAACCCTTACGCTGAAACCGCCACCTATAATAAATTCAGAATTAATAGATTATTATATTAAAGGGTATATAGATGGTGATGGTTGTATATCTAAATATATATTAAAAAAAGATAACAAAGAAAATCTTACAATAAACATAACTGGAACAGAATTTTTATTAAAATGGTTTAATCAAAGATTTTCAGAAGTTTTAAATAAAAAATGTAATAGCTTATCAAGACTACGATGTGTTGGCGAAGTGTATTGTTCATCTTATGCTAATAAATCTGGCAGAAAATTATTTTTACACTATTATAATCTAGATTTTGGATTAAAAAGGAAATGGTCAGAAGAAAATTTTAATTTTTGCAAAAGTTGGAAAAGAAAAATTTATACAGATTTAGAATCATTAGAATCGGAACCGGAAGGAAACCTAGATGAAGAAAATTAGAATTAATCGTGCTAAATGGCGTACTGGTGCTGACTCAATTTATTCTACTGGTATTGGTGATACACAACTTGTTAATCCAGATTATAACAAATGTTGTTTAGGATTTATTACTTGTCAAACGGTTAAAAAGAAAATTTCAAATTTAATAGATTGCGGTATGCCTGGAGTATTACCTTTTCTTGTACCATATTTAAATGAAATGATTTTCGATAATATTAGAAATTCCAGTCTTTCAGAACAAGCACAAAGTATTAATGATGATGGTGAAACTAGCCCGATTGAAAAAGAAGAAAAGCTTAAGAAACTATTTAAAGGTATTTATGAGCTAGAATTTTTTGGAGAGTATAATTATACTCCAGAGGGTGAATTTGATATTCAAAGTATTTCAGATAAAGAAAAAAAGCATTTAAAAAACAACGTTTGGAAAAATTTATAAAGGATTAATTATGTTCGTTGTAAAACCAGTTAAAGAATCGTTAATTAAAAAACATCATTGTTCATCATTAAACGTAGCCATGGAGGTTCAAAAGTACTTAATTAATAAGTATGAAGAAGAAATTTCTGTAGAAGAGTCTGGAGATAGATTATTCTATTCTGCTCCAGGTTTTAAGGTTGCGATAGAATTTAAATATATTGATATTGGGGTTATTAATCTTAGAATAGATGATATTTTAACCTTTAGAAGTTTAGTTGAAAAGGTTTTACCAGAAGATAAAAATTTTGTTAGAATACCTGGAATAATGTATAATATTTGTATTTCAGAAAATGAGTTTAAAGATATTAAAGATTTTATTGAAAGAAATAAAGAATATCTAGATACATTAGATGATCGAGTTAACGAATGGTTTGATCGCTCACTCATTAAGTAGCTATATTTCTTTTAAAATCAATGGCTTTTTCTAAATTCTTAAAACATTTATACTTATATTTATTTAAATTTAGGTCAAAGTATTTAACAATCCATCTATTTTTACTTTTATCAAACGTAATTCCCTTTTCTTTAGAACTAGAATAGTGTTCACGATTTGATCTATTAACTAAAATTTTATTATTTATATAATCTTGTTTAAGTTCTGGAAAATTTAATATACAATCAAATTGGAACAATAATGAAATCTCTAATTCATAGATTATACGAAACAAAAAAAATAGATTGTCCAGCTTGGCTACCAGACAATCTTTGCTATTTAACATTAATGGGTAGTAGAGCATATGGAATAGAAAATAAAGACTCAGATTTCGATTATTATGGTGCGTGTATTACACCAAGAAAGAATATATTCCCACAAGAATATGGACTACTATTAGGTTTTGATGATATTCCGGTTTTTGAACAATTTAAAAAAGATCATTTTTTAGATGTTGATTCTGGAAAAGATATGGAAATTACCATCTATGGTATAGTAAGATATTTTAATTTATTATCAGTAGGAAATCCGAATATAATTGAGTCCCTTTATACAAACAGAGAGCATGTTGTTTTTAGTAATGCTGTAGGAGAAAAGATTAGAGATAATAGACACTTATTTTTATCTAAGCAGTCTTTTATTAAAACTAGACAATATGCTTTTTCTCAACTTAAGAAATTAGATAGGATTCCAGTTGGTAAACGTTTAGAAAATTATAATATTCATGGATATGATACTAAATTTGCTGCTCATACAATAAGACTAATGGATAATTGCGAACAAATTATAACTAATAAACATATAGATTTACAACGTAATAAAGAAATGGTAAAGTCTATTAGAAGCGGAGAATATACTTTAAAACAAATTAAAGAATATGCTCAGCAAAAAGAGTTGATTTTAGAAAAATTAGCTTCCGAATCCGATTTAAGAAAAACTGCTAATAAAGATGAAATTAGAACACTATTATTAGAATGTATTAAACACTCTTATCAAAATGTTAATTTCGTAACTCCCAATGAAGAAAGATCTATAATTGAAAAGATTAAGAATTTAGTTGATGGTTATAAAATTTAAAATTTTTAGATTAACAAAATCAAACCCGTAGGTTATAATAAATAAAAAACGTACTCCAAAAGGATTAGTAAAATGTTAAAGTTCTCTCCAGCCAATGCTAAAATTGAAGCACTTAAACAAGTTAAAGAACTTGCTAAGTATCTTGAAAATGGTCGTAAAGTCTATAGCTTAGATTCTCTAGCTGGACATTCTTGCCCATTTGCTGAAAAATGTCTTTCTAAAGTAATTGAAACTAATGGCAAAAGAACTCTTGTAGATGGTCCTAAAACAGAATTTCGCTGTTTTTCTGCTACTCAAGAAGTTGTTTTTCCTGCTGTTTATAATCTTCGTAAACATAATTACGATTTGATTAAAGCTTGTAAGAAAGATTCTGACATTGTTAGACTTCTAGTAGAATCAATGCCAAAAAATCTAGGGATTCTTAGATTTAATGTTGATGGTGATTTCATGAATCCTAGGCATTTTTATGCTAGTGTTAATTTTGCATCATTATTTCCAGATAAGTTATTCTATGCTTATACTAAGAGTTTGCCTTATTGGGTTAAATATCGAAGTATTGTAGATAAGATTCCTAATCTAGTGCTTACAGCCTCTTGGGATGGTCGTAGAGACGATTTAATTACTAGTGAGGGATTTAGGTCAGCTAAAGTTATCTTTGCGGAGAATGAAGCTACTGGTCCTATAGATCATACCGACGAATGGGCTGCTAATCCTATTAATAGAAATGTAGATTTTAATTTATTAATTCATTCGCAGCAACCTGCTGGTTCAAAAGCTAGTAAAGCTTTACAATTGCTTCGTAAAAATAATGTAAAACATTCTTATTCAAGGAAATCTTAATGTACTATAAAGTTGTTGAATATAATATGGAATCTGCTTTCGTTGGATCTCACTTATTTAAATTGGCTGATAAGAAATTATCGGTTCATTATAAAATAAATGATTGGACAATACCTAATTTTCCAGGATCTAAATTAATGGTTTTTAGTGATATTGAATATGCTAAAAATTTTAAATATATTTTAGGTTGGGGAAATCATATTTATACTTGTGAAGTTAAAAACCCAAATAAAAAAGGAATGTTTCTTAGAGCAGATTTAAATTTACCAAGAATATTCTTTAAAACTCTTGCTCTAAAAAACAAAAAGAAAAAGTTTTCTCACCTATTAAGAGATCCTATTGAGGGAACCATTTTTTGTGATGCCGTAAAGCTTATAGAAAGAATAGCATGAATTTGACCGCTATGCTTCCTGGGATAGTTGCGATGTTATATTTAATAACAGCTATTTCATATCTTCTCAAAAAAGATTATGCCTGGGCTTTAGTGTGGTTTTCATATGGATTAGCAAATATTGGACTTATTATCGTTGGAAACAAATAAATTTACTTGACAAATTTTAAAGGTGTGTTATAATGCTAGAGAACTTAGCGTGTATCGCTTTAGTGGTTTACATATTCAATACTTTGTTAACAATTAATTGGAAAAGGAAAAACTCATGAGAAATTTAGTTCAAGAATTGAGAGATCAGGGTTGTAAGGTTTCGGTAACACATTATAGAAATTACTGGACTTTAAATCATATGCGACGACCGGTTAAAGTATGTTTACCAAAACATGAATCTCCTGGTTTACAATATGCTTTACCTACTGGTGGTAAAACAGTTGTTGAAGTAACTAACCCGTTTAATGGTAAGTATCTTAATACTGAAACAATTTGCGGTAAAACTGAGCAATTTAATAAGGGTTTAGCTGTTAAAGTTGCTCTTGGTAGATTAATAAAGCATATTAAAGATCTTGATTAAAAACAAGTTTGGCTGTTAAATTTAATGAAGATGGATTAACTGGGAGTTATTTACAAAGATGCGACCCAAAACGCTAAAAAATATAGTTGGGCAAGAAAAATGCAAGAAAGTTTTAACTACTTTGATTAATTTTTCAAATGAAAAGAACTTACAAATACCATCCTTTTTACTTTCTGGGCCATCTGGTTTTGGTAAAACAAGCATTGCGAACGTCGTTGCTTCAGAAATTAATAGTAAATTATACACAATAGATTCTTCTAATACATCTTTTAAAGAAATATATCAGATTATATCTGAAGCAAGTGATAGAGACTTAATTTATTTAGATGAATGCCACGCTTTAAAAAATAAAGTACAAGAAAATCTTTATTCTGCTATTGAAGACTATTGTATATTTAATAATGGGTATAGAGAAGAAATACCTAAAGTAACTTTTATTGGAGCAACTACTAATCCTGGTAGTTTAAAAACTCCTTTCAAAAATCGTTTTAGATATATTGCTGCCCTAGAAGAATATTCGCAAGAAGAGCTAGTATTAGTTTGTAAGGGAATTTGTGAAGAGCGTGGTTTTAAACTTAATAATAATTTAGCAGAGGTTATTGCAAAAACATGTCGTGGCACACCGCGAATCATGGTAAATAAAACAGAATTTATCTATATGTTTATGATTGGTAATAATATTAAATCTATTAATGCCAATAAAATTAAAGAAATAATAGCTTTACAAGGAACAGATGAAAATGGTCTAACAATAGAGGATAGAAATTATTTGTTAACACTTTTTAAAAATAGATGCGGATTAAGCCTAGCTAATATAGCTTCTAAAATACAAGTAGATGTTGAATCTATTACAAAAATAATAGAACCATATTTATTTAAGCTTAATTTCGCATCAGTTATTACAAGTGGTAGAATCTTAACAAAAGATGGCAAAAACTATGTTGAAAAATATATATTATAGTATTTTACGGACTCTTGAAAATTCTTCATTATTTTTATTTTCTAATATTTTATTTTTGTAATTTTTTGCTTCTTCTAATGTATCTAAATATTTAGACCTATTTTTATTTAAAATTTTATCAAACCATTTAAATTCCCATTTGCTATTTTTTTTACTAAAATAAATTCCTCTTTCCCCAGATATGGAGTATGTTTGAGCAGAGTTTCTTTTGATAACAATTAGATTATTAATATATTCATTCCTTAATTCAGGAAAATTTAAAACACAATCATTACCGAAATATTTAATAGTCGCTATATCATAAGCTTTAGCCGCATCTATTTGTGTAGAATAATTACCAAGATGAATTGTTTTTTTATTATAATGAATATCGCATTTAAATATATTTTTGTAAATACTAACGCCACAATATTTAGAAGTGGAATTTACAGAACTTTTACCACGTCGTTTTTTACCCTGTTCTGAAGATAATTTTAATCTTTCTGTAGTATTACTAATCTTTTTAAGTTTTTTCTTCGTTTCTTCTGAATGTTTACCTTGACCGTTAATTATTTCTACAACATTATATCCGTGTCCACTAGAAACTAAAGTATCAAACCAAGCCATATACATTCCCTCAAGAAAAATAAGTCGTTCTTGATCATAAGCAATTGCAAGTTCTTGAATTATAAAATTTTCTTTACCATATTTTTTAATAGCCCTTGATATTACGCATTTTTTATTTGCTTTAGCTGGACAGCAGTGTTTATTAAATCTCTTTTTAATAGTTGTAACTGTTTGACCAACATATTGTTTACCATTAATTAAATTAGTAATTAAATAAATATAGCCATGAATTTTTTTATTTTCCATTTGTTCCTCGTATCTGAATTTTTCTGATTTTAAGAATTGACAAAACCGATTGACGTGTTATACTGTATTCACGCGATAGGGAAACAGACGACTCGCCTTTTTGATAGCGTTCTACTATTTCGATTTTTTGCTGGTCTGTAAGTTTCATACTAGCTCCTGTTATAAAAATTATGTTACTATATATAAATACTCTTTTTTACGGATTTTTTAATGAGATCAATTTCTGTTTGTAATATTATAAATCAAAGGATTCTTAATAAAGTATTAAGAATAACATATGATTTAAAACATTTGACACCTGATCGTTCAAAACATTTTAGTTTTCTTGTTAGAAAAAATAATATAATTAGCGTTGGTTACAATAGTTTTAAGACACACCCAAAATCTTTAAAGTTTAGATATTATAAAAACCACACACACTCAGAACTAGCCTGCATACTTAATGCTGACAAGATTGATAAGAAGTGCTCTCTAATAAATATTAGAATAGATAAAAAGGATAAGATATTGCTATCAAAACCTTGCGAAAAATGTCAAGATTTACTATATCATTACGGAATAAACGACGTAATATACTCTTATGAAAAAGGTTTCAAATGTATGAAGATTCACAACACGAAGATGATTTAGAAGACGATGAAGATTATGAATTACTTCCAGGTATAATGGAACTTAAAATAACCAATGATGAAATTAATACTATTTTAGATAAACATCTTGATGAAGAAGAAGTTTCTGAAGAAGAGTCTCAATTAATAGTAATGTATATATTGCAATTGTTTTATAGGTCTGGTAGAAGAAGTTCTAATACAATTACTACCCATGAAAAATATAATTTACTTATTGCTAGTAGAGCTATTGAATTAATGAGAGATATGGATATTATAGAAGAGTTTTATGATACAAAAAAAGAAGAATATGTTTATCAATTAAATAATAGAGGTAAGGAATTAGTTAATGATAGTGTATAGAAAAGGTGACGCTACTAATCCAGTTGAAGATGGTAAGATTATCTTGGGACATGGTGTAAATGACTTTGGCTATGGAGCCGCTGGAATAATTAAGCCTATTAAGGAAAAATTTCCAAGGGTTTACTCTGAATATGAAGATTGGTTTAAAAGAGGTTATTATTGTACTTATAAAACTAACGTTCTAGCTAGACTAGGAGAAATTCAACCGGTAAAAGTAAATGATAATTTTTGGGTTTGCAATATTGTTTCCCAAAGAGGAATGGGTTTTAATAAGTATGAAATGATTCCTTTTAGGTATCAAAGTTTTCAAGAGGCAATGTATAAACTTAATGATTTTGTACTTGACCATAAATTTGATCATGTTATATTACCCCGTATAGGCTGTGGCCTTGCAGGTGCTAATTATAATGTTGTTGAAAAAATTATTAATAAAACTATTACTATTCCTGTAACAGTTTATGATAGAGAAGAAGATTTTTGGCCTAATACTATTTACAAAGAAGGAAATTAAAATGGCAGATACAAAATTAATGAATTGTTCATGTAAGAATGTTTATCAAGATCAACAATATTCTGGTAAACGAGTTCATAATAAAACCACGAAAATTGATACATATCGTTGTACAAGTTGTGGTAAAACAAACACAGGAAAGGTAGAAAAGTGAAAACTTTAATTTTATTTTTACTACTATCTGTTCAATCAGTTGCAGCAGATTTATATTTACGAAATGATTCTGGAACAAGTATGCGGGTTAAAATCAGAAATGATTATCATAATTTAGGTATTAATAAGACAATTAAATCTAAACTTAATGAAGTTTTTAAATCAGAAGTTCAAGCTATTTATCAAAATAGAACAGTTGCTTCTACACAAGTTAGTCCGTCTAGTAGAGATACTAAACTAAGACTTTATAAGAAGAATGGCATATATTTATTAGAAATTGATAAGAGGTTATAGTGTTTCACAGTAAATTTAATACTAATACATTTTTTATGGGCTGTGCTCATTTAAACCATAAGAATATTTGTAAGGGTGTTTCTTCATGGGGTTCTGGCGGAATGAGAGATTTTTCCAATCTAGACCTAATGAATAAAGGGATTATTAATAGTGTCAATTCTAATGTAAAAGAAGATGATTCTCTATTTTTAGTTGGGGATATTCTATTCGGAGATAAGATTAAATTTCATCATTTTTTTGACCAGATTAGGTGTAAGAATCTATATCTTATCTTTGGAAACCACGACGATTTTATTAGAAATGACCACCAAAAGCTTTCTAGGTTTATATGGTGTGGTGATTATACAGAAATTG